AGTAATGTCCACTTCGTTGGAGATGCTTTATCAGCTAGGGGTATAACGGTAAGTGGTGCACAAGGGACTTATGTTGCAGAACATATATTAAAAAATTAGGAGAACACGTATAAATTTCGTATATTTACGATAAATAATAACACTATGGCTAGAATAGAAAAAACACCGTTTCCACAAAGTAAAAAATTAAAAAAAACAGATGGGACTATTGCTTATGTTTGGGATGGTAAACTTCACAATTGGGAAGGACATGCTTTAATTCCTGAAGGTAATGAAAGAAAAGGAGAATATCATTTATATGGAATTAAACACACTAAGGAAGAATGGAGCGAAGTTAGACAACAAAGAGAAGGTTTACCATATTATAAAAACCAATCAATGAAAGCATCACTTTCAGACTATAGAAATTAATGAATAAAGTTATTATAGTATCAGGTTATTTTAACCCAATACATAAGGGGCACCTTGAATATTTTGAAAAATCAAAGAAACATGGTAATCAACTTTGGGTAATTGTTAATAACGATTATCAAAGAGAATTAAAAAATTCTAAAGAATTTCAAAAAGAAGATGAAAGATTAACTATAGTAAGAGCAATTAGAACTGTAGATTTTGCAACACTATCTATAGATAAAGATAGAACAGTTATAGAATCTATAAAACAAATCCACTCAGATTTAGGAGAAAACCATAGTTTATATTTTGCAAACGGGGGAGATCAAAATAATACTTCCATACCAGAAGCTAGGATATGTGAAGAACTTGGTGTATCTTTAATAGATGGGTTAGGTAATAAAATCCAATCTAGTAGTTGGTTATTAAAAAAACAATAATATGAAAATAGGTTTATGTGGTACAATGAGTGTAGGTAAAACTACATTAGTAAATGCTTTAAAAGAAACAAAACAATTTAAAGATTATATGTTTAGAACAGAACGTTCTAAATTTTTAATGAAGCAAGGCATTCCATTAAATACTGATTCAACACTAAAAGGTCAAACAGTATTTTTAGCTGAACGTTGTGCTGAATTAATACAAACAGATGTTATTACAGATAGAACTGTTATTGATGTTATGGCATTTACTTTAAATGCAAAATCAATATCTCATCAAGATAAGGATGCATTTGAAACATATGCTAGTGAATTTGTTAGGGATTATGATCATATATTTTACATATCTCCTTATGGGATAGAAATTGAAGATAATGGGGTACGTGAAACAGATGAACACTATAGAGATTTAATTGATTTTACTATTACAACATTAATTAAAAGACATGGCCATAAAGCAGGGTCAGTAGAAAAAATATCTGGATCTACAGAGGAACGTATTCAACAAATATTGAATATTACTAATCTTTAACATATTTATAATAAAACCCTATTATAATGAAAAAATCTGAGTTAAACAACTATATTAAAGAAAATATTATTTCTACACTATCTGAAGATACTGATGCAGAAATTGAAAAAACTAAAGAACTAACTTCTGCAATTCAAGATTTAGAAGCAGCTAAAAAAGAAGCGGGAATCGAAGAAAAAATTGCTCAATCATCAGACGATGTAATTGACCCAGCGGATTATGGAGATATAGGAAGAGGTTACTTATCAGGGTTTAATAGACCACATAGTTTAAATAATGATGATTTAGAAACCTTGGGTAGAAAAGTAGTAGACAAACTTTATAAAGGAGATTTTGATGCTGCTAAGGCTAAATTTATAAAAGAAGATTTAAGAGAAGACGAAGATAAAGAACCAACTAAAGCAGACCTTAAAAAAACTAAAGGCTTAGCAAAAGCAAAAGAAGAATTAGCTTTATTAACTCGTGAAATGAAGTCATTAGCTAAAAAATATTCTAAAGCTGAAGGTGAAGATAAAGAAAAATTAGTTAAAATCTTAAAAGATAAAACTAAATTAAAAAAAGAGTTAGAGAGTATTTTAGATAAATAAATATGAAATTTAACGAAAGGTTTTTNTATTCATTAAAGATTGTTATTTTATTAGTTATTATAGCTTGGCTACTATTTTCTAATGAAGAAGACTATACTGAAGATTATAATGCTAAAATAGTAGCATTAGAACAAAAAGTCGATTCGTTACATCATATAAATGACGAATTGACTTTTAAAATTGATACATTAAATGGTCAAATATCAAAATTAGATCAACAAATTGATCTTAAAGATAATAGAATAAGAACTTTAAAATGGAAAGTAAATGAAAAAGTTAATGCCGTTGATTCTTTTGATGATGATGAGCTTGAAAGGTTTTTCACAGAACGTTACAGACAGTACATCGATTCAACTGAAAAAGCCAATAGCAAAATTAGTAATTAAGGATTTAATTACTGGTGATGGAATTAAAGAAGAATTATCACTTAGTATAAGTAAAATAAGATTATTAGAACAAAAAATTGTTTTAAAAGATAGTGTTATAAAAAATTTAGATTTTAAAATAGGAAATTTTGAATCTATAATGTTAACTAAAACTGATCAATTAACATTATCCCAAGAATTATCTAAAAGACTTCAATCGGATTTAAAAAAACAAAAACTAAAAACTAAACTTATGGGTGGAGCGGGTATTATAGCCGTTGTAGGAGTAGTAGTATTATTAAAATAATATATGGCTGATTTAAAAAGGGTAATACGTCAAGAATATTTAAAATGTGCTAAAGACCCAGTACATTTTATGCGTAAATATTGTTATATACAACACCCACAAAGAGGACGTATACAATTTAATTTATACCCATTTCAAGAAAAAGTATTAACGTTAATGCGCGATAATCCTTACTCAATTATCTTAAAATCTAGACAATTAGGTATATCTACATTATCAGCAGGTTATTCTTTATGGTTAATGACTTTTCATAAAGATAAAAATATACTTTGTATTGCAACAAAACAAGAAACAGCTAAAAACATGGTTACTAAGGTAAAATTTATGTATGAAAATTTACCTTCTTGGCTTAAAATAGATGCAGCCGAAAATAATAAATTAAATTTAAGATTAAAAAATGGGTCCCAAATAAAAGCAACATCAGCAAGTAGTGATGCTGGTAGATCAGAAGCAGTATCTTTACTACTAATTGATGAAGCAGCATTTATTGAAAACATTGGAGAAATTTGGGCATCAGCACAACAAACATTAGCAACGGGAGGTGGTTGTATAGCATTATCAACTCCTTATGGTACAGGTAATTGGTTTCATCAAACATGGACTAGAGCAGAATCTTCAGAAAATGAATTTTTACCTATTAAATTACCTTGGTATGTTCATCCTGAAAGAGATGAAGCATGGAGAAAAAGACAAGATGAATTATTAGGTGATCCTAGAATGGCAGCACAGGAATGTGATTGTGATTTTAGCACATCGGGCGATATTGTATTTTATCCTGAATATATAGATTTTTACGAAAAAACATATGTAAAAGATCCTATGGAAAGAAGAGGCGCAGATCAAAATTTATGGGTTTGGGAATCACCTGATTATACAAGAGATTATGTTGTAGTAGCAGATGTTGCTCGTGGGGACGGTAAAGATTATTCAGCATGTCATGTGATTGATGTAGCAAATAATACACAGGTTGCTGAATATAAAGGACAATTAGGTACAAAAGATTATGGACATTTATTAGTTGGTTTAGCTACTGAATATAATGAAGCAATGTTAGTAATAGAAAATGCTAATATAGGTTGGGCAACTATACAAGTTGCTTTAGATAGAGGATATCCAAATCTTTATTATTCACAAAAGAGTGACTCCCCCACTTCTAATTCGTATTTTGATAAATATCAAGATCACTCTAAAATGGTAGCAGGTTTTACAATGTCATCTAGAACAAGACCTATGATAATAGGTAAATTTCAAGAGTACATTAGCGATAAAGGAGTAACAATACAATCTAAAAGGTTAATTGAAGAAATGAAAACCTTTATATGGAGAAATAATAGAGCAGAAGCCCAGAGTGGGTATAATGATGATTTAGTTATGTCATTTGGCATTGCTATGTATATTAGAGATACTGCATTAAAAATGAGACAACAAGGATTACAAGCAACCAAAAATGCATTGAACAATATGACTGTAAATAAAACAGCATATCAAGGTAGTTATGGTTTTTCAAAAGGTCCTGATAACCCCTATCATATTGATACTAAAGATGGTAAAGAGGATATTAGATGGCTCCTATAGTAATATTTATAATAATAATAATAAATTATGGCTGATAAAAGCGTATTTTCAAGATTAAAAAGATTATTTTCAACTGATGTAGTAATTAGAAATATTGGTGGAAATCAAATTAAAACAATAGATTCAGGTCATATTCAATCTAGTGGTGAATATGAAACTAATTCGTTAATAGATAGATATAATAGAATTTATTCTACGGCACCATCATCTTTATATGGGGCACAATTTAATTTAAACTACCAGTATTTAAGAACAATGATCTATTCTGAGTATGATGTAATGGATCAAGATGCCATTATTGCATCTGCACTTGATATATTAGCTGATGAATCAACTTTAAAAAATGATATGGGTGAAGTACTTCAAATCAGAAGTGCTAATGAGGATATACAAAAT